TTCAGCCTGATAAGGTTGACATCGAGATAATTCATAAGAAATTGTTGACGGTGATCGGTTCAGCCGAACGCCCATTTGGATATTGGACAGCCCTAGTTCACAAAAGGTTTCGATTTTAATTCGTTCAGAATAGGTTATACTAGACAAAAGATCAGCTCCTAAAAGATGGGTTTGTGGTAAACACCATTTTAAAGGAAGCTGATCTTTTTTGTCCGAACAGCGTTCGGATTAATTTTACAATCTACCAAAGGTCCTTAAATCGTTTCTGGGCGTTCAACTCATTTAATCGTGCCTCATACTTAGCTGCTAGGGCATTGTCGTCCATCTTGATATGCCAGCCGTTACGGGTCATATCCTCAGCGGGAATGTCCACGATGTTTCGGGCCATCGAATTACCCCGATACAGTTGCTCCAACTCGTAGTCACCCAAATGGTGTCCCATCCCCGGCCGCTGCATGTGGAAGGGGTCTGGGTGTCGTGTTCCTGTCGCTGGTGCCTGCTTGGTCTGCATAAAGTCCATAATCAATGGATTACCATCAAGTCCCACAATATCTTTGCTCATTCACTCACCTCCTTGCTTATACAACGCCGAAGCGCTTTTCTAGTGATTCGTATTGAATAATGTACTTCTCTAGTCCATATCTGAGTGCATCAATAAAGTGATTATTGGCGTCGACCGGCTTATTCAGCCAGTTTCCGTCCTTATCACGATCGAAGACGTAGGTGTTAAACTCTTCAATCGCATGCACACAACTAGGCAGGATGTGAATTCGATAGCCCTGCAAGAAGTTGATCCCATAGTCGATTGAATCAGGGCCTTTAATCGACGCATGCATACGCCGCACGCCTTTAGCCTGTAACTCATCAATCAAACGGGGTTCAGCGCAGTCGGCGCCAATGTCTGATTTCAGATAGTGGTTATCGTCCAACCAATCGAAGATGTTCTGTGTCGTCATGGCCTTCTGATACAGCTCTTTAAAAATCCAGATATCCTTGGTCTCACGATTAATAGCAGCTTCAGCAAAGGTCGTGGGGTCATGAGTGAAACCAAAGTCCATTCCATGCCCCACGCCATCCGACTCTGCTACTACCTTATTGACGTCAAAGTCTTCAACAACCCAGTTTTCAAATACAAGTCCCTCAGCAACTCCCCATTTGCCGTCACAGACAATCTGAGCCCGTCTAGGGTTAGTTCGATACAAGTCTAGGTATCTTTGCCTATCTTGCTTATCAAGCCACTCGTTGACCCTAAAGGTAGTCGTTCGAGCAAAGACATCTGGCTTACGTGTCTCCGGGTCAAAAAACATTGGTTTCAACCAATGCCGTTCCGACCACGGGTTAAAGGTCAAGGTAATTTGCTTGAAAAACTCCTTTTTCCACTGCTCACGTTTAAGAAGTTCATCAGCAGGCACGTACTGGTGATCAGCGTAAGGGTCATCTAGGCCCCCACGAACAGATTCAACAACTGTTTCGAACTTATCCGAGTTTTCGATTTCGTACGCCTCCTCGAACCAGGCCCAGCACAGTAGACCCGTGTCCACATCAACCGAAGTAACTTTCAAGGGATCATCCAACCCTCGGAAAATAATCTTTTGCCCCGTGGGCAGGTAAGTAATTTCCGGTTTTCCTTCGTTGAATTTGAAAAGACGACTGACCCCAAGCCGGTTAATCGCCCATTTTAAAACTGTGTAAGTTGAATCGTGATTTGTGTTGGAGTACCGACGGACAACTAGTAGGTTAGACCAAGGATACTTCATAATCCGGTAGATGAAGTTTAACGCCGTGGTCCGAGACTTCTTAGATCCACGAGAACCTTTGACTACGCGATAAAAGTGTCGGTCACGCCAAAACTCATTGTAGCCATGACCAATCAGGTACTTAATCTTTATCTTCGGTCGCTTAGCTGTCGTTACCATCGGCATCTCCTCCAATCTCTTCGTCCTCAACCGGTACGTCGTCAACAAATGTCGGCAGTGGTAGGTTATCACGGTCGCTGTCACGCTTAAGCTGGGCAACTTCTGCTTTAGCCTTGTCAACTTGGGCCTCCATCAACGTGATACGCTTGCGGCGGATACCATTTTCATCAGCAATCGCTACGAACTGCTTAATCAAGTTACCTAGCGTCCCCATTGCCCGGGACTGTGCCGCCATAAAGGTGGCCTGTTTGTCCCACGCATACTGCACATCATAGGACTCAACCTTTCCAATGCTAGACACTTCATTACTCATATCAGACTGATCCTGCACAAACATAATTTGCTGTGCCCTGATAATTGCCGTGTACTGCAGCGTGATGTTTTGCCAGATAATATCGGCCGGCGATTGTTGCTCCACAACCTGCAGAATATCGCTGGTTTCATCAGGAAGCCACTTGGCAAATAAGCCATGAGTGACCGCATTATGATTATGAGGTGGGGCGGCGCCCCCATGGTTGCCAACTGCGTTCTGGTTTTTTCGCAATGAATCGTAACGCTCCTTTTCAATTGGAGCGTTCCCTTTCAGTTCATCATCCCAGCGGTCAGTGGATTTCCATTTTCGTACTGTTGAAGCGGCGACTCCCAGTTCATCCGCAATGTCTTTTAAAGCCTTTGTTTTACCTGACGCACGCCAAATATTTTTGGCCTCATCCCGCTTCGGTGTTCTTCGTCTTGGCAATCATTTTCACCACCTCCCAATCCGTGTTTGTTTTGTAATTACTATTGGTCTCCATCTGATGATGCTTTTACCTTTTGGGCATCCTTTCCCAATCTTTCTTCAACAGAAAAAGCACCACTCTTTTGCGGGTGATGCTTTGCATACTGCTCTCTGACCCACGGGTCTAAATCGCGTTCAATTTTATGGCCCGTTTTAGACGCATATGAGCCGTTTTGCCAATACATGGGTGTTTGTTTGCGTTTTACCATAAGCAGGCCAACCACCCTATTAGGATACCCACAACAAGTGCCGTAAGCCCTACTATCAAATTCTTAACGTTTTGTCGCCACATAGGGCATCCCTCCAGTATTTGCAAATTTAAATATAAATGATAATATTAATTATATTCATAGTATTGCTGTCGCAACGATGCTTATGCTCGAACCCCTATTGCAAAGCAAGACAGCGGTAGTATCTACGGAGCGAGGTGGTTTAATGATGGATATTCTTAATCTAGTAGGCTTCAACTTTGGTTTTACTTCATCCATGATTGCCATTGTTTCAAGTGCGCAGCCAGTGAATTACATCGTTGCTACCGCAATGCTATGAAAAATAAGCATTAACCGTCCGTAATGGTTAATGCTTTTTATTTGTTGTTTTACAAAAAAGGAGCCGCTCTACCACAGACGGCTCCTCAGACTAATTTCAAACTAAACTGAGAGAAGCTTTCACCTCTTTTCAGTTTAATTTGTATGACCCAGTGTTAAGCAAAATTTGTTTAGGGCCAATGTGATTGGCGTGGAATCGAACCACACACGGAAGTCAAACCGCCCTCTTCTGGCAGGCCACCACCAGTTACAATCACAATATGGGCGCTATAGCCTTGGATGAACGGGAGAGTCCATCTCCTTTAAGTTATTGCGCCCGATGGACCTTGTAGGACTCGAACCTACGACCGAACGGTTATGAGCCGTCTACTCTAGCCGACTGAGTTAAAGGTCCAAAAGACCGGTTATGCAGGCCGGTCAATTTTATGAAGGAGTTTGGCGAGCTGAACATGCGTTTAAAATGAAGGGGAGTCGCCTCCCAATTTGTAATGCTCGCCAATGCACGCAGCGGGATTCGAACCCGCGTCAGGCAATTACTGTCTGCTCTGCTATTTAGCTATGCGTGTGTTTCTTAATTCTTTCGATGATACTAGAATAACCCTTAAATATGGCTAGTGCCTGCAGTCCGACTGCACAAAAACTGCACTCAAACTGCATCAAAACTGCTTTTTTTTAAAATATGGAGATCATCCAGCATATAGCAATCGGCAAACTGTAATAGTGCTTTTGGCTTCCAAACGTGGAAATAGCTGGACTCAGAAAATCCTAAGTCCATAAAGCACATGGTATCTGATAGTTCTTGTAGATATAGTTCATCTAGGATATTCTGGCAATCTTTATCACAGTGTTTAATTGCTTGGATTGTCCGTTTAACGACTTCTTCGGCATATAACCGCCGCACAATTCTTGAATCTGTCGCATTACCTGATGGCTGAGATTTTGGCATTCCATCATAGCTAGGTGATTTTAAGTCGCTCATTGACTGTCCACTGATACGGACCATCTTAGGCAATACCACAGATAAAAAGTGTGTCACGTTTTGCAAAGTTGCTCCAACATCTACCTCTGGGAAGAGACTTCCCATGTTCATATTGTCAAAATCTAATTCAGCCAACCCTTTCAGCCCCTATCAATGGTATAATTAATGTGTTGACCATTGAGTAAGCATAATTTGGGTAAGGGCTGCTACCGGGCGGCCCTTTTTTTATGCAATCAGTTCTGAAAATACTTTATAACTGTCTCCATTGACTCCGAGGCCGTTAGTATCCGCTTCTTTTTATCGATATCGATAATAACAAGGAGGTGTCCATCAAAGAATGCTGGTTGACCCAATTTGAGACTTTCAAATTGAGGATCACTTGTCGTAAATTGGTCACCATAAATCGTCGTAATTTTCGGCCCATGATTAAATGATAAATACCTACCATCCGTCAAGCTCATTCGTCCGCCTCCGAATCAAGCAGGCCGCGCTCATCAATTGGTGTTGCCATGTAATCACTAATGATGCCTAGAAGGGCAGACTCTTCTAATGCGCTTAGATAATCCTTAATGGCTCTATATCCTTCCGGCTCAATGATTTTTTGTTTCTTATCCTGCCATATCATCGCTACTTTGACCGAGTCGTACTGATTCTTAGGAACCCAGATACGATAGATAATCCCTTCGCCAAAACAAGTAACTTTATCAATACCAAAGGCCATCTTTCTAATGGATTGGACAAATTCGGTCGTTTTCAACTTATACCCTCCTACAGAAATTAAGATTCTATCCCATCGTCAGCTCATGAATAACCTGGTTGCGTTCCTTCGCTGACAACTTGTTAATCGCGTTGCGTTGGCTGTTGCTCAGCTTGGTAAAGTGATTGCCACACCACACTAACGCCTGTGCCACATATTTTCGATTTTAAGCTGGCTATTGTCTCCAACAGGGCCATCATTTCCACCTTGCACATTACCATCAGCAGGACTAGCTTCAACCCAGTAAGCCTTGCCATCTATAAACTCTATACAGTCGACTTGTAGCATTTTATGCTGCGTTTCGTCCCACACTCTAAATTTTGGTATCATTATTTGTCCTCCCAATCTCAACATCACTCGGTGCCACCTCAATATGCCTGTGGCTGCCTTCAACTTTCATCATCGCTAACCGCCTATCACCACGAGTGATCCAGCATATCCATGTTGCAGGCTGTTTATCATGGCGTCGGTAGCAATACACCTTATCGCCGTGCTTCATTGTCTGCCTCCCGTAGCTTCTCTCGCATGCAGCGCACCCAATCCTTATCACGGTGCATAACCCTAGCAATTCCTTGGTTGTTAGGCCTATTTATGTGGGAAACATTGTATGCCAGCTGTATTAACTCATCCGGCGTGGCTTGAAAGTGCAGTTCACCATTATTTTTCATCTGTTTGCGTAAACTTTGAATGTATCCAGAAGATTTTTGTTTATCTAACGTAATTTGAGTATTTGTATACCCATGACAAATCAAATGACGTAATACCTCATTTGCTGGTGTATGTTCGTAATCATTAATTCGATTAGCCTTCGTATTAATCTTCTCAGTAACCTTTTCAGGCCAATTACTTGGCTTTCCATAATTATCTTCAGCGTCGTTAATTAAGTCCATTAGTTTTGAATTTCTCGCCATTTTAGTCAATCCTCTTTCCATTATTCACCTAAGAGTGTACCTTCGACCCTAAACCTTTCTATCAGCTTTAGCTCGTAATTGGCTCATCGCACGAGAATCTGGGGCCAATAAAGTATTAATAATGAGGCTATTTTCAATTATTTGGCCTCTTTGTTCACGCCTCCGTAACTGTGACTTCGATACGTGGATCGTCTGAGTAGTACTTGCTGGCTGTTAAATCAACAATGCAGTTGTCATCTTTCCAGATAACGCCTGTGAGCGCGTCTTCAATGAGCTTGACGTAATTGGACGTGTCTGGTTTAACTATTGGCCGATGAACGCTCTGGGCCCGTCTAGCATGTTCAATGTTACTGACACTGTCCTGTATTGGCCGATAAATGGCGATGTGTACCGACAATGGTTTTTTGCCAATTAGATCACCTTGATACTGTTTACTAGCTTCCAATGACACATACTGCTTATACGCCCGACTTTTCAACGGATCATACGCATGTCCGCTACGATTAAAACGTGGCCGCGCTGCTGGTACTGGTTCACCATATACGACTAACTCAATCACCGGCGACACCTGCCAATGGCAATTCTGTCTGCTGAATCAACATTTTGGTAGCAGTGCTTGGCCGCCAGTCATCGATGTACTTCATAGCTTTGTCGAAGTCCTTGGCCTTAATCTGGATTCGTGCACGGACGCCACAAACTTGATTTAGTCCGCCATTGATATCTTTATACAGTGCCGACCGTTGCTCCTTGGTCAACTGCAGATGACGGTCACGAACGTAGAAATTGACTGCCCTAGATACGCCACGGCTGACTGTCGTATAGTCGCCAGTCTCTAGTCGGCGATTCTCCTCGAAGTCGTCCATGCGTTCCTCAACGTGGTCTAGCCGATGATTGGCACGGCTCCCAGTCTCAATCAACAAGTCAATTTTCTGTTCTGGCGTCATGACCAGTTCGGCTTGCTTGGCTCGCTTCTCCATCGAAATAAAGTACTCGCGGGCCTGCTTGCCCTTTGGTGTTCTCTGAATCATTGACACCTCTTTCGCCATGTCCAAAGCCATTGCATATTCAATGCGAGGCCGACCACCACGGCTTTTCCCCGAAAGTGGGGAAAAGTCCTTACCTTCGACAAACCCGTAATCAGTCATGCCTTTAAACCAAGTTGAGAAGTCTTTCCCAACCTCCAAAAAGTCATGCAATCCTCGAGCATCAACTGCAACGCTATCGCTATCACTGCCCATAATTAATTCTTGTAAATTTTTCATGTTGTAGCCTCCTAATCTGTTAGTTTAAAAATCGGTATATCAGGAACGTCACCGTCTCCTGATGGAACGGTGGTTCTGTTTTTCTCATAGTTCAAGGCATCAGAGACTGTCGTAATATCGTTTTTCACCCAGCAATTAATCACTTTTTCAAGATATTTAGGCACACCAGCCGGGCTAACGTTATTCTTAGCAAGATATTCAAGGCTGTGGGTCAATAGATCATCTCCCACTTCTTGCCGGTAGAGTTTAAGCTGAGAGGTCATATCCTTGTTCGGGGTCGGCCAATGACTCACGTACGTGCGTGTTGACTTAAATTGATTAAGTCCATCCCTACTAGAACCTAATGAACTAGTCTTGTCTTTGTCTACGTCTGAGTCTATGTCTAGATAAGGTGAAGTTTCTGGTGAAGAACTTGGTGAAGAAACTGGTGAAGAACTTAGTCCTGTTTCTAGTTCATTTATAGGACTAGAGGTATTACTTGGTGAAGAAACTGGTTCACCTTTAGGACTAGAAGTTTCATCAAAAGGTGTGATGACATAAATTCCTGCCCTAGTACGGCCTCGTGATTTATAAGAAATTCGCTTGGCCTGAATCAAAATGTTGCGATTACTGATAAGGGTGTTTTTGGACGCTATGCCCGTTCGAGCCATTAGTACCGAATTAGGTATGGACAATTCCTTTTTCCAACCGCTCTCGTTAGCGATCATCATAAGATGGAACCACAAAACTTGAGCATTGGGTTTCAAGGGATTAGTTTCGAGAAAATTGCGGAACGCTTTTAGCTCAACAAACAAATTCAAACCAGCACCCCCTAACTATCTAGTAAGTCATCAACGCTGATGATGTTTTCCAACTGCTTATGTTCACGGCAATAAGCACAGCTACCACATGGAACAGGGGCCTGTACACCAGCAATGACATCCTCAAAATGGGGTAGCTGCTCGTCTATTCGTTGCAAGGCATCCTCCATATACTCATGAGGAATCGTGATAACCGCCTTATCCGGCGGACTTTGCTTTGTTACTGCAACAATGTAGGGTTCACACTCGATTCCGTACTGCTGCTTGACTAGCTCGCGATAGACAGCCATTTGAAGCTGGTAGTCATATTTCAGAACGAATGGTACCCACTGACGGGTACGGCTATCCCAAAACCGCTTAGACAGTTCCTGTGTTGTCTTTAGATCGATGAAATACCCACGATCTAAGTTCAAGCAGTCCAATTTGCCCATCCATTTAACGCCAGAAATTACGCCAGTAACGATTGATTCCTTTTCACCTTGATATAACTGCGTGAACGTCTTGTCGTTTTTGAGCGAGTCAATCATGATGTCGGCCTGCTTGTACTCACTTTTTAGCTGGCCTTTAGTCTTACCACGACTGGATAACATCACTTCCTTGTTGGCATCTAAGAACCGTTCGTGGGCCTCCGACGACTCAAAATAGCTGTGCAGGTCATTACCAACTAATAAAGCGGTCTTATCCTCATCGGGTGCCCACTCACCTCTCAATTCAGCTAATGCCTCTGCCTCACAGGCAACGAACTTCTTAAACCAAGTTGGACTCATGAAGTTTCTATTGGCCTTCTGACTGTAATAATTATCAGAATTTAGAATGAACGTCTGGTGGGAAGAGTTCACCCTGTCCTTCTTCGGTGCTGCTTGCATCGTCACCATCCCCCTTATGATTTTCAGATTCTTCAAGGCCATCCAAAATATTGTTGACAGTGTCCTTGTCTTGCTTATCACCCGGTTTCATATTTTCAATAGAGCGAATATCGTCAGAGCTACTTTCGTCCGTATTTGTATCAACCGGTTCTTCTTGTTCTGCCGGTTCATCCGTTTCTGCTTGTTCAATGGGTTCAGGAGGCGTTGGTTCCTCTGTGTCCGCATTACCGATCAAATCAGTAACTTTCTTAGGCGTCACATCTTTGGCTGTTTGATCCTCGTCATACTCGTTGGAAGTAGTATTATTGATGGCTCCAACGACCAAATCTGAATCATCAGAAGTATTTAAAATGTTCTTAGCGGCCCGGTTAAGAACCGTCCGTTTGGCCATCTCGTCACTGAATTTATTTTGGACAGCCCCTTTAGACCGTGTCTGTGACCAACTGTTTTGAATTTGCTTGAAGGTCATTACAGTGTACTGGTGAGTCCCATCGGCCATCTTAATGACCGCATACACGTACTTAATTTGACCATCAAGGCCTTCTAATGTTGGCTTCCACTTGGTGACCATTAATCGATCATCTTCCGCGGAAATCTCAAAGTCATCACCATCGTGAACCACATTAGCCCAGCAATCGTCAACCTCCGACAGCCGCTTTAGTGCGGCCTGCGTCCCAAAATAGGAACGCTGCATTTGGACCTTATTTCCATACTTGATAAAATAAACTTGCGTTTTTGCAGGCGTTAATCCTTGAACAACCATGTCCATCAAAGCATTAGCGATAGATGTCTTCGTTTCAGGAACGTGTGCCGCAATCTGAATCAGATCACCATCATTGCTACTCTTCAAAGCAAAGAATGCGGACTTGAGAGCATTTCCAACAGCATAGTTGGCTGGCAGCTTCAAGCCATTCTCCTGATTCATCATTTGATTAATTTGGTTCTGAACACCCGCATCTAGTGAACGTTGGGTTTCTGCAACTTCGTTTGTAGCCATTTATTCTTCCTCCTCCAAATTGGGTGACCAAGCAACAAGCTCGTCGCTGATGCTGTATAGCCGATCAATCTCATCATTGCTAAGTCGATCATTCTCGGCCAACAATTGAACTTCCTTGAACAGATCAGATTTAATGTCATCTAGTTCAGCTAAATTAGTAGCAACCACTGCTTTAGGCTGGAAACGACTGCTTGTGTGTACCTTGACTACGTCCATGAGATCACCTCCGCGCCTTTAAAATCTTCCAAGATAGCTGCCAGATGGTCATAGTCCCAATCAATCTGGGCTCCGTAATCCTCACCCTCAATATCTAAAAAGTCGTGCATTGAATCTTCATCGGTTGGTACATATCGGCCTTCTGCTTCCCAATAAGTTTCACCAGAAATCATGGGGTTGCCATTGGTATCTTTGATCATGAATCCCGTCTCAGGCTGCGATTCCAGTCGATTCATGTACCGGACAAAGTCGAATGTTGCATGATCTGGCACGCTCATCGCCATTGCAACCACCGCCCATCTGGAGTAGAATTAAGGTTATAGAAATAGGATAAATGTAATTTATCTTTGAGTTCTGAGCTGCCACTCAGGGCTCTTTTTTTATGCCAAAGTGTCATTTTTTGTCCTCCAATCCGAAGTAGTCATTACGCCAAGCCTTCCAGCCACCAACCGTTTCAACGTGCTTACGGAAGCGGTAGCCGGCGTAGAAAAGTCCTACAATGCTGCCGATCCATGTTGCCGCTTCGCCAAAATAGAAACACCAAAAATCATAAATGCTTTGCAAAATCATTTTTTAACCCTCCTATACCGTTACACTCTTTCGATTACGGTTTTCTTCAATCCACTCATCAATTGCTGGTCGAAGATCGACTGACAAGTTGTCATGCATGAATCGATCAACCTCAAACTTCGGGATTGATAACTGTCCCAGCTGTAAGCAATTCAGCTTCCCCAATCCAATCAGTGCCCGGACCTTGTTCGGAGAAATCTTTAGTTTCTTGGCCGCCTGTGGAATTGTGTAAACATCTGCATCAACCGTGCGCTTGAGCACTACTGTTTTAACCATTTGAATCCCCCTAACTTGTTATGCTTGTTGGTTTCATGGACAATCTTTAGCATGTCCTGACGGGACACGTCTTCAAATTGACCATTAAAAAGTAACTCCATACTGATCAGCTTGATTCGCTCGTAGCTATACTGCTCCGCCTTCTTGCATTGATCATGAGTCCATTTTTCACGTGGTCGGTCTCGCATAAATATTTTGACTTGCCGCCGCAGCTCTATAACCGTCGCACGTTGATCGTCGATGGCGTCCAACGTAGCAAAAGGCGCATCTCTGAACTTAGGCGACCAATCTTCCGTATCAAACATCTGAATGGCTTCAAAGTAGGCTGCGGCTAGCTGATTACTAAACCGGTAGTCTTGTAAGTAAGTCGCGTCCTTAACCGCATTAGCTGCCGTCGTATCTACCGTGTGACGATTATTGGCAATGCCTTGGGCCGTTTGTCCGGTATCTTCTGCCATAAGCTTGGCTGAAACGTTATTACGCTTCATTGCATTATCGAAAAATGTACGGATGTCACGAGATGTTTTTATCACATCCATTACAACTGCCTCCTTGTGTTTCGACTGATGTACTACAAGCACTTGTAGTACATAATTTAATTAGAATGAAAATTCTAAGTCTTCTTCATTCAACCCCGTCTGTTGATTGAGGACCTTGCCAGCGTCCTTGAACAGACGATTCAAACGTTTATCTTGTTCACCTGGTAATTCGTCGGCCGCAAGCATGGCTTTTAGCTGACCATCAGTTAGGCCTAACGTGTCCTTGATAGTGTCGATTTTTTCTTGTCGTGTCATTTTGCCACCTCCTATTAGTTTGATGAGCAGTGTCCGATCACAAGAATCAGTAATCCTGCTGCCAGAAATTTGAGCATAATGTCACCCCCGTCCTTTTTTCATCCATCAGCTCACCTCCTCAGGTTATTTATTTAAAAGCAAACTTCCTATTGCTCTTTATGAGATAATTTAGGTACCAACTCAAGGGAGCCTTAATTATGCAATTTGATGAAGATGGAAAGAAAATTTTAACGATTTTACTAACTGATAAGAACACTTTGATTTCCGATAACATCTCTGAGTACATCGCAGGGAAAACCGGGATTAGCAAATCCCACGTGGATTACGAACTCTCCATATTTGTAAGCAATGGCTTAGCACATTGGGAACCCTCAGACACTGGCAGAGACCTAGTTATCGACGAAACTGCAGACTATGAGCTAAATATCCTGATTGAAAATAAAAGGAAAAACATCCTAGACAAAGTTCAAAAATGGGTATGGCCCATAGTGACCGCCGCAATTGGTGGGTACCTGAGCTACTTACTTTCGCATTAGCCCCACAACTATGAATGGAACTATGATTGCCACAATGACTGGCCAGACAAACTTAACGAAAATCCAGTGTCTATCAGTGAAATCAGAAAACCTTTCCCAGAAACCCTCTGGTTTAAATTTCTTAATCCGATCGTTGAGTTCTGAACTGAATCTTACCTTCATCAGCTCACCTCCTCAGGTTGTTCTTTGAAAGATTAATATTAGCCGCCTCTTTTGGTACAATTAGTACTGGAAGGAGGTGACAAACATGAAGCTTGATCACGATTGCGTCAGAGATTTACTCTTGCTATTAGAACTCGTCCCTTATGGCGGTGGCTCAGAGTCGGACTTGCAGCAAGTAATTGAATCCTCTAATATATCTGATCTTTTTGACCTAGATACGTTTTACTATACGTTTGTTGAACTGATAGATGGTGGCTTCGTAGATGGCAGAAAGTATCAACAGATGCCTGATGCTTATGCCTTTACGAAGATTACGTACAAAGGTCATGAATTTCTCGACAATATCCGAGACGACACGAATTGGGAGGAAACCAAATCTACAATTGCTTCTAAGATGAGTTCAGCCTCATTAAACATTTTTAGCTCAGTTGCAGCTAAGCTAATTGAAAACAAATTCGGTCTTTAATCTTTTAATTTAATTTCTACACCGTCCACTAGTGCAAACAGATTATCCTTTGCTAGTGGATATTTTTGTTCAATTCGTTTCACCTCACTATCAGTAAAGGTAACTGCGGCAAACAAATTATCATCAACAGAGACATTTACCAAGTGATTAAAACCACCTGACTTGTAAAAATGAATCACTTCATGCTTTTTCATCAGCTCACCTCCTCAGATTTACTCGTTTTAGTAGTCGTCCTCTTTATGAGACAATTAGGTATTATCAAAAGGGAGCGATTACTATCGAAATTCTTTATAAAAAGGCACGCATTGTCTTGCACCTTGCCACAAAACGATGCTTGGCGCCGACATAATTAACATTCAGGAACTTAGGTCCTTTGCTTATTCCGATCCGATCATTTTTAAAATAAATCGAATTTCATATCAAGACTTTAACAGTGCTCTTGAATACTTGATTCACAATAATTACATCGAAATTAATAAGGCTCAACGATACGTTTTGACAGAACATGGTCTGCATTACTTTGAAAACCAATTCGAATTCCGCAAACAAACCTTCTACAAAAGTGTCATATTGCCCATTATTGTGTCGATAGCCATAAACACGCCAAACTGGTGGCCGTGGCTAATAAAACTGGTAACCAAACGTTAGCGAATCGCTGATGTTGATTTAAAAAAATCATTACGGAATCGATTAAGCCGAACGACTCCCCAGTTTTCTTTTCTTTCATCAGCTCACCTCCTCAGGTTCAGTAGAGTTTGTTTCACTTTTGCGCCCATCAAGTGCAAAAAAAAGATCTGCTATTTCAGCACCGACGCCCTTAGAAATTTTCTTTGCTATTACTGGTGAAGGATCCACTTCTTGATTAAGAACCAATGATAAATACCCACTAGTAACGTTGATATGACGCGAAAATCCATTTTGAGAATAACCGCTAAGTGCAATACGCTCGCGGAGACTATCAGGACTAATTAATCGCATCTTCATCAATACCACCTCCTTGATTACATATCTAATATACATCTCTTGTTTCACTTTTGCAACCATATATTGCTATTTTTGTTTTACTTTTGATATTATTTTGTTTCTCTTTTGTTATACTAATGTCGTAGAAAGGCTGTGAAATCAATGACAGTAGATAAAACAAAATTTGGTTCTCAGCTGAAAAAGCTGAGAAACGAAAAAGGATTCACAATTCGACAAGCTGCACTTCAAGCTAACCTCTCGAACTCCTTCTGGTCTCAAGTAGAGAATGGGAAAAGAAATATCCCTAAACCCATTACACTTGAGAAAATGGCAAAGGGGTTGCGCGTTTCTAAAGAGCAAATATTTGTCATGGCAGGAATAAATAACAGCGACCTTGCCACTAAAGAAACTGACAAGCCAGAATACGTCGACCTTAAGGACCAAATCAACGATAAAAAGAAAATTATGACCTTTGAAGGTCGAATTATACCTGATGAAGACTTAAAGTATATGGAGCGCTTGCTCAGGGGTGGGAAGAAGGACTAGCTGTATGGACGTAATTATCGTCAATCTTATGAAATACGCATACGATCATAAAATAACCGTAATTTTGACCAGCCATTTTGACAGCCATACTCCTTCTGCATCTCGCCCTGATACTAAAACAATTGTTGTTAATACGAATTGGCATGAGGAAAAAGAAATACCATTCCAAATGGCTCATGAACTAGGACACGTCGTTAATGGCGATGAAGGAACACTCTACTATTCTAGCTTCTCAAACAAGTCAAAGTATGAACGTGCGGCGAACATGACTGGATTAGACATTTTGATTCCAATTTACGTTGATGTTACTGGATATACCTTCAATAATGTATCCCCATTTATGGAACAATTTGGCATACCTAGCTATCTACTAAATGCTGTAATTTCACGATTTAAAAAGTGTATATCAGACTAAGGAGAATTTTATGTCCGAAAACTTTATGTATATTCCAAGAAAATGTCCGCACTGCAACTACTCAGGTATACAAACTCAACTCAGCAAAACAGCGTTCTTCCGCTCTCATGAAAACGAAGAAGTAGAGGTAATAGTTTCAAGATGCGAAAATTGTCGACGAGCAACCGCCTACAATTTATTCTTCACCAGCGGTGGTTCTTATTTGCGAACTGAATTAGTTAGCCCTATATTTTCACCAGAAAATATGACTTTTCCAAAATCCATTGAAAAGATGTCGCCGTCATTTATTAAGACGTATTCTCAAGCATCTACAGCAGAAGAAATAGGCCTATCTCAGATTGCTGGTATGGGATATCGAAAAGCACTTGAATATTTAGTAACTGATTTTGTGCTAACCAATAAGCTAGTTACCAAAGATGAGTCTGTAAAACTCCCTCTATCTAAACTAATTAAAAAACTCCCCGAAGAAAGTATCAGGGAGTTAGCGCTTGCTAGTGCTTGGATTGGAAATGATGAAACTCACTACTATCGACAGAATCCTGAATTCCAGGTTGCTGATATAAAAGAGTGGATTCGGGCCATGATTAATTACATTGAGATGAAAGCATCAATCAAACGAGCTCACAATTTGGTAAACAAGAACTAGTAAAAGTAATCCTATTTATTGAGCTCATTGATTCCTTTTTCGCCAATCATTATGCCATCAGTTGTCCAGAACTGTACAACTTTTCTCACTGGCGAATCAACAGTTCCTTTTCCTATAACATGTTCCACTCGAATAACTTGCTGCAATTCTGCCCTTTCAACCACAGGTTCAAATTCATTCATTTATATCACCTCACCAGTTTTAGTTGCAATAATTATAAAACATACGTTCACTTTTAGCTACTGTCCAAAACTGATGACGTTAAAAGCTGTACATATTCCAGGAGGAAAGCATGAAAAAAATCTGTTTAACATTAACTGTTGCATTGCTTTCAAGTAGTGTAGCCACTACTGCATTAGCCAGTTTACCAGGGTACAATTCTTCCTATTGGTATAAAACCCGGACGATGCACGTAAAAAAATCCGTCACTGCTTATCAAATTAATCCCCAAAATTGGAAAACACATGCAAAAAAGCGCTTAAAGATTGGAACCAAAATTAAGGTTTATAATTCAGCCAATTTAAGTTGGACATTGAAGTCTTCTAAGCTAAAGAACACTAGCGGTTATGTTTGGGTCGTTAAAGGCCATTACAATACCAAGTGGCTAAAAAAACAGCTGGGCATATACAGTAATCACGTAACTACATTTTGTGAAAGGATTTCTTTCTGATGAAGAAAACAATTATCACTATTTTAGCAGCAATATCTATCTTTGGATTCACGGTAACCGAAGCACAAGCGTCCACTTGGCATAAAGGCATGCCAAAAAAGATGCGTGGAACATGGAAGGTGCCTCATGACAAGATATTCCACAGTGGCGCTAAGATTGGCAAGAACTATTACCATTTCTGTGCGAATGATCCAGATTATCTGAATAACACCAAATATAAGTACTTAGGTAATAAAATCTACAAAATTAATGGTTATGAACCCTTTTACACCAAGGAACGTGTAAATAGATACATCAAACTTGTTTCCAACAAACACATGAAAGTTTCATTTAACACCAATTTCAAAAAGTCTAACAGTCCCCTGACCATGTATAAAAAATAATCAGCTTCCGTCTGGTGACTCCCCTCGGTTCGATTCCGGGGTGAAGCATTTGGACCTTTAGCTCAGTTGGTTAGAGCAGACGGCTCATAACCGTCCGGTCGTTGGTTCAAGTCCAACAAGGTCCATTTAGGTAACTATCTGAGGAGATGACTTTAACGTTAAGGAAAGATGTTTTTCAATTGATAAATGATCTAATCGACCACTTATCAGTCATTGCTCTGATTGTATTAGTTATCATAATTGTGTCCTTTTACGTTTTTAACATACGGTCAAAACACTAACTTTTGCATTATGGAGGTAATTAAATGGTTTTTACTGATATATTTAATGTTAAACATGACGACTGCAAGATCATTCAAACTCAGAACGACTTCAAACGTGTGTTTATTATTGAAAACGAACAGGGAGTACGTTTTACCTGTTTGAAAGATGATGCACCTCGCTCTTCCAAAATTCACGATCATTGGAAACATGCCAAGCCTAGTGATTCTCCTGATGCACATCCTTTTCATGATAAATTTGTGTAACTGGATTGTTATATGCCTAAGACGTAGCTTCTGCCTGGTAACTCCCTTCGATTAGATTTCAGGAATAAGCATAATTTCAAAAAAATGTTGTAGTCAATGTCAACAATTATTATCACTGGTCTATTATTTTCGTCCGATTCGTATGGGTATAATTTATGTCCGACTGATATGGGAGGTCTTAATATGGATTTCGTTGATGTCTTCAATGTTAAACATGAGAACTGCAAAATTGTAGAGACTCGGAATGAGTTCAACCGCATTTTTATTATTGAAAATGAACAGGGCGAACGCTTCACCTGCCTTAAAGAAAATGCTCCTATTGGTAAAAAATTTGGCGGACATTGGAAACATGCTAATCCACAAGATTCTCCTGAGGCTCACCCTTTCAGAAATAGATTTTAAAGCCTTATCAAGTATTTATTCAATTATCCTATTGTCCACACCCGATGACGGTAAAAGCTGACTATATATTCATAGGAGGTTCGTTATGAAAAGTATCAAAAGGAGTATTACGGTAGTTGCATTGTCCTTCACCTTATTTATGGGTGGTGCAGCTCCTATTGTTCCAAACATCACTACTGCTCACGCAAAAACTACATACGTTTGGATTGCACCCAAGCACGGGAAGAAGTATCACTTCAATAAACATTGTCGCGGTTTGAAACACGCTTCATATAAAAAGCACGTTTCATTGCATTGGGCAAAAAAACATGGATATTCAAGGTGTCATTTTGAATAACAGCTTCTGTCTGGTGACTCCCCTCGGTTCGATTCCGGGGAGAAGCATAAAATAGAATTGAAGGAGGTGACATAATGAAAGATGATGAGTACCAAAAACTACATGATTACCCTAAGACTGTAAATCGAAATAAAATTTACTGTGCTCCGCAGGGAGCGCAAAAGATTATCAAAGGTCATGCCACCTTTGATCCAGATAAAGAGTTCAGAGTCATACAGGTACGCAAGGGGCATATCCGAAAGAATGACCTTTCCTACGTACTGATGTATAAAAACATCATGATACGTATTGATCTCATTGGTGCGACTCATCAAGGTATCCCCACACCTCACGTTCATATCTTTGATGAAAAACATAACGATGGACTTGATGTAATTCCACTGTTCGATATAGAAAATTACAATCAAACTTCCGATATCATTGAGTCTCTGGCTACTTTTTTAAAATATAATAATTTTGAGCTTAGTGATTTATCTATTTCTCTATCAACTGTATAATGGCCACTATAATTAAGTAAACGGAGGTGAGATTACATGAATACCAGTAAAATGCTCGATGATTATGCCACATGGCTTAGAAATCAATATAAAATCAAAACTATCGACGAATCCGATGAAATTACTACTCCATTTGAAAATATGATCGGTGACAATATGAGGATATACGTAACACCATTATCATCTGATCGTATAAGAATAAGCGATGACGGTACCATCTTTGAGGATCTATTTTTATATGGTATTGATGTAACTTCATACGCAAGAAAACGGATTATTGATAAAATAAAAAAACGCTATGGTATAGATCAGATTGACGATACCCTTTCAGTTAGTGGCAAGATTTCTAACTTTCCAGCAATGAAACAGAATTTAATTACGGCAATGATTCAAATAAATGACTTGTCTAATACTAAAAAATCAAATGTTGAAAGCCTGTTTTACGAAGAAATCTATTCATACTTCCAAGAAAACGATTTTGGCGGTTTGTCTGGTTGGCCGGCAGAAGGTAAAAGTGGTGTTTCGTATGCAATAGATTACACCATTCCTGAAAAAAAGAATCGACCTCAAAGAATGATTGACTTTCAACAAAAGATATCAATGAATGAAGTTTTAAGTAATGCCTATAAATTTACGGACATTCTAGGTAGCAGTACTAGTATGTTAAAAAGTATTCCAACCTACTCCATTATCTTTAATAGTGATGACGGTAATGTATCAGAAAAAGCGCAAAAAATTGCAGATGAAGCACGTATAGGCCTAATACCTTGGAATAATAAAAAACTACTTCTCGAATTACGATAAACATAAAAGCCCAACAATGGGCTTTTATTTAGGAGACAAATTTACAATTTAAGTGCAAATCTAATTCATCACTAACTCTTTTTTTACTATAGTGTGTTTCTCGAACTCTTAGCTCAACAGGATAGAGCAACAGTTTCCTAAACTGTAGGTTACGAGTTCAATTCTCTCAGGGTTCATTGGACCTTTAGCTCAGTTGGTTAGAGCACGGCTCATAACCATCCGGTCGTTGGTTCGAGTCCAACAAGATCCATAGAAGTACAAGAAGTCCCTAAAGGGATTTTCTTTTTTGTCGCCGAAAGAACATACGTTTGTGTATTTCAACTATTGATATACAAGGAGGAATTATTATGTCAGAAGGATCACTAAGGAAACGTGGAGATAAATGGTACTATTCTTTTGAGGCCGGTAGTATCGATGGATCGCGAAAACGTATCGAACATCCCGGTGGTCGCACCAAAGCAGAAGCATCGGCTGCCCTTCGTGCGGCAATGCAGGAGTACGAAAATGGAGGAGTCAAAATAAGAAGGAATAATTATACCATTCATGACTACTTCGACTACTGGTTTGATAGCTATGTAATGAAAGAGCTTCGCCCAAATACACAGAGCAATTATCGGAATGTGATTGATAAGTACATCGATCCGGCAATTGGCAGATACAAGTTAAAATCAATTAGTCCCGCCAAATTGCAAAAGATGATGGATGATTTAGGGAAAACAGGATTGTCAAAACATTCAGTTGAAATTATTTTGACCGTTCTTCGCAAGGGACTAAAGATGGCAGTCTTCCCTTACCAGCTGATTAAAGAAAACCCGGGCAACTACATTGGCATGCCCCGTTTCCCCGAATCCCATGGTAAAACACGGTCAGATTTGCGAATTATCACACTCGAACAGTATCGCCAGATACTCGCAATCACCCCATTTTCCAACCCCTTTAACGTTCCCCTTCAACTAGCCTTTGGCACGGGCATGCGCCGCGGTGAGGTTAGCGGGCTAGAATGGAGTGCGGTTGATCTAGAGAATGGAACCATCGACATCCACCAAGCTATGCTTCAAAAGACCAAGAAAAAACGAAAGGCCGATGCTGAATACAAGACGAAAGTAAAATACTCCGATCCGACAATAAAGCCAGGTCATGAACGGTCTTCCAACGCTCCCTGGGATTTAGGTCCACTTAAAACATCCGCAAGCTATCGAAAAATTTCGATTGGGCCTTCTGTTATCGAGCTGCTAAAGAAAAAGCGCGCCGACCAAGAAGTTCAGCGGGAGCGCTATGGGAAATACTACTATGATTCTGATTTTGTATGTACGAAAGAAAACGGGAAACCTGTCACCCCGAATTCTATCAAATACCACGCTGATAAAATTCAAAAAGAGTTAGGTTTCCCGTTTGACTTTCATTCGTTGCGTCACACTCACGCAACTATGCTTTTGCAAAATGGAGACAATATCAAATCGATTCAAAAACGTTTAGGTCACGCTAGAATATCGACAACACTAGATACCTATGCCCACGTTACCGATGAGATGAACAAAAAGTCAGTTGACATTTTTGAGGACGTGATGGCCGACGTCAAGCAGAAATCTAGTGATGAAAAACAATCCTAA